CTTACAAATATTAAATCGATTTTCATGAAATCGACTAATCAATTTTTCTTGAAAATCATAAGTCTTAAATGGTTGAAGACCATGATCAAGAGTCACAATTTGAACATAATTCTGTGCAAAATATACAGGATTGTCTTTACATTTGATGTATTCCTCAATCTGATCTTGAGTGAACTCAATAGGAGTGTTTGCTTTTTTTAGAAGAGGATTACCAAGATATACGTCACTCATAAGAAATTACCTAGTCTCTCTCCACTGAAATGCATTGAAAATTTCTGTGTCACTATTATCAGATAAATTTTCTACAATAATAGCAAAAATATTACTATCATTAGCATCAATGTTTTGTGCAATATAAGATCTTCTTGCAGTAGTCGGATTAAATGCAACCGTAGATGATGCTTGTTTTCCTGATGGATTATTTGCAGCAAGTAATGTTGCGTTTTTCAAGTCTCCACCAGTTGTTGTAAAACTTGTTCCAATACCAACATTATATTCAACTGCAGAATCATCATTAGCACTTACCCAAGTTCCACCTGTAATATTACTATTACCTGGTAATCTCCAAATCTCAAGTCTAGCATTTGTGGAAGCACTCAATACTTCAATATCAGTCAATCTAACTGTTGTTCTATTTGGAATTCCTTTGAATGTATTAGATAATCTGATAGCACCTACACATTGTCTAAATGTGCCTTGTGTGTTTCTTGATAAAGTTATTGGTCCGTTATATGCAGCAAACTCAACACCAGTTTCAACATATCCACCTTCACTCAATACAGTGGAGCAGATTTGTTCCATTGATGTAATACCAACAGCAGCTCCTGTATTAGCAATCTCACATCTAATTGGAAGTGATGGAATTGACCAATATGCATGTTCTTCCACATTAGCATGATTAAATTCATGGAAGTATATAGTTTGCCCACCCAGAACAAATCCACATCTTATCCTACCCACACCCAACCATTGAAAGTCTGAAACAAACAGGTGGGTTTTGGTGAAGTCCAAAGATACACTGGTAATACCAGTGCCATCCATAGGATCTAAATTCCAATTAACCTGATTAACGACTGTATCACTGGCAATTCCAGTATTAAAAGATCTTCTTACAACAGAAACAGTTCCGTCTCCCTCTTGCTGAACAAATATACCGTTTCTATCATCATAATATCCAATTTTCTTTGTTGTATTTTCTCTTACATCAAGAAAATTAAAACTAGTCATTACAAATTGAGACTTACCAGGCATGTAATGGTGATACATTCTGGATTGGTGAATAACCTGATCCGTTGCACCAGTTCCAACAATTAATGCGATAGATGCTGTATTTGGATTTACTTCGGTTGTAGCACCAGCACCAATAGTTTTTGTAAGAAGCTCTACTTCTTCACCATAAATGTGCGTATAGTCGGCAAGTGTAAATGGTTGTGATGTTCTTGATCTTCCAAAAGCATCAACTCCTCCACCACTTGTGCCAGTAGATACTCCACAATCTCCAATGTTGCCATATCTATCGGCACACATAAAGACTTCGTGAAGTGTTCTCTCTTGATTTAGATAATCTTGTGTATTCTTATTCCATTGAGCCATAATTTAGTCAATCCACTCTAGTTTTGAAGGATGATATCTCCTTGCGTTTTTAATGTTAAAATTCTTTTCTTCTACTGGATAAATGTTTTGAACCATTGCTCCAGGATAATCTTTTTGCAGTTGTTCTCCAAGTTCTTGTTTGGTTGGAATACCATTCTTGGACACCATTTCAAGACGATAGATGCTACCCATCCAAGTAACATCTGCAACATAATTTTCACCAACCTGTTTTGGTTCTTCGGGTTGAGAGTTTACATATAAGTTTCCGTTGAAGTCACCGGAAATATTAACTGACTCCGAAATGAATTGTTTGAAGTTTTTCATATCAGCAATTCCAAGCTCTAAGGGACTTATTGATTCTGCTATCGGGATCGTTAGCAGTTTTCTTTGAAGTAAGTTTTTTCTTCATGCCTTTCATTCTTGCGCAGAATGATGCTCTTCTAGGATTTCCAACTTTCTTACTTGGTGCCTTTAAGTCAGAACCAGGATTTTCTTTTTCATAAGATTTACGTCCTTTTTCATTGAGACCACCTTCTTTATTTTGCCCTTCTTTACGAGTCCAGGCTGCACCTTCTGAAACTTCCATAGAACCATTTTCATCAGTGCTTACTTCTTTTGCATTATCATCCCAGTAAGAACCACCATATGCACAATCAGATCTGGTTTCAATCTTCTTACACTTTGGACAATACTTTAACTCACTTCCCTCCTTTACACCAACATTCAGAACTGCATCTGTAGGTTGGAATGTTGTAGGATAAAATCTTTGAAGTGTACAACCAGGATAAACTTTATCAAGTGCATCTTGAACTTCATCTCTTGATGGTCTCTTGACTTCTGGGAAGAAGAGTTTCATCACCATATGTTTACCTCTCCAGATAAAGGTAGTGAGATAAACGTTTCCACTTTGAGATGGAATTCTCGTAGCTTCTTCAATGGTCCCTTGAGTCTGTTCTACTTCCTCAGACTTAGTTGATTTCCAACCACCACCTTTTGACTTATACCATTTAGATGCCCATCCATTAGCATATGCTGAAGGATAGACATCAAACTTCTGTTTTGCAAGTGATTTTGCTCTTGACCAGAGTTTTGGATTGGTTGGTTTGTTCTCTTCTTCAATCCTTTCAAGTTCTTCAGTAGCAAAATGTCTATCAAGAACTCTTGCAACAATAGGACTTACTTCTTCTTTAGAAACACAATTTGGAACCATTTTCTTACCTTTTTTCTTCATACCCACTTGTTTGTGAGTGTCCCAACAGGGATCTTTTTTTGATTCATCCATAGATCCATGAACATTATGTTCTCCACTTTCAATGTAGTCAGCAGCAGAATCAATATAATCTGCTGCCTTTGTTATTTTAGATTGAACCCATGCCTCAACATTACCTTCACCTTTCATTTTTGACTTGAGACGATCGACTGCCTTTCTAATTGTTTCAAGTTCAGAACGAATCATTGAATGTTCATGATCAGGTTGTTTTTTTGCTTCGTTAATTTTATTAGAGACCATTTTGGGTTTTCCTCCTTTACCTGGACGATCTGCTACAGGATCTTTTTTTCTTTTTCGTCTTACTGCTGCAGCAATTTCATCCTTTGACATCTTTGCTGCTTTTTCTTTTGAAAGACACTTTGGTTTTGGTTCACCAGGCTCACGAGCACATTTACCAATTCTCTCACCTTTGGTGTTGTAACGATCCCAGCCGCCTCCACCAACTCCACCTTTTCCTCCAGTTCCAAACCATTTACGAAGGTCTTCTTTTACTTCTTCTTTCTTTTTACCTTGGCAATGAGCCTTTTGACTGAAACCTTTTGGGTTATTGCAATCAATTGACTTCTTATATTTTTCACTCCAACCTTCTTGCATTTTGGAATTAAAAGACCTCTTTCTATTTAGATTGAGTAATTTTTAATCTATTTTTTCAGTTCTTCAATTTCTTCTTTAAGAATATCTATTTGTTCCTGCTGTTCTTTAATAGCCTCAATCAGTAATCCAACCATATTACCATATGCAACAGACTTGTACTCTTCATCAGTGCCAACAACTTCAGGAAGTACTTTTTCAACTTCTTGAGCAATAAGACCAGTCTGTCTTGGCGAATCCATATCAACACGATCATAAGTAACACCACGAAGTTGCATCACTTTATCTAAAGCATTTGAAATAACTTCAATATTTTTTTTCAATTTAATGTCAGAGTAGGCAGTGACATTTCCAGAAACGGTTAAATTACTACTACCATCTAATGTCATAGCAACTGAACCACCAGTACCTGGATTATTTTCAGCACTGTTATGAGAACCACCTTTGAACCAACTAAATCGACCACCAGATCTATAGTATAGAGTACCACTTTGAACCCCTAAAGCATAATATGTGGCATAGAGATTAATCATTTGACGAACTGAGGATCCAAAACTCAATGAACCGCCGCTGAAAGTGTCATCAGTATCAGATCTTAAGAAACTACCACTATTGATACCATCAAGTAAATCAGCATCCAACCCAGATCCAGAACCATCATTTGTGGAGTGCCACACTTTACTAGTGGTTACGCTTACTGAGTTTTCATTGCCGCCGTCAATCGTGATGGTCCAAGGATCATAAATGTCCGTCGCGTTGGTTTGATAACCTAGCGTCATGTTATGAACACGAACACCCGTATAATTTCCGTTGGCAATACTAATGTAGGCTTTACCGTTAGCGTCTCTACCCACGTAAATATCAGGTGACCCGGTTCCTGTGTAGATACACTTAGGTAATAACCACTGGTTAGTGCTGGGATACATGTACCCACCAACAACGTACGTATGTATTGTGTAGCTACTGTAAATGGATACAGTAACTTGGAACATGTGAGCACTGTTTGTGTTAAATGGAGCAGTACACCTGATCCTTCCTGATGCACCGGCCGTTGTTCCGTAAGTTGCTAGTGTTGCTCCAAAATTAGTATGGTGCTTACCGTCTAACAAGTCAGCATCTAAACCAGACCCAGAGCCATCAACGGTCTTAATAGCAGTAAGAATCTCCGACGCAGTTTGGTCTCCAGTAGCACCTGACTCTACATTAATAAACGCTCTAATTGCATCCGCAGTACCATGGCGGATGTAATTATCATTCCCAGTTTCCACCATGACTTTAGTCACACCAGAACTTACGTCATTGGCAGTGGTATTGAAGTAGTTGGCAAAGATATACCCAGAACTATGTCTTTTAACAATAGTATTGTTTGATGCAGAGACACTTGGTTGTGCCCCATCTAGCAAATCAGCATCTAACCCAGATCCAGCACCATCATTTCCTGCGTGCCATACCCTATAATTGGCAGCACCCATTGACCAACCACCAACTGCTATGTCATTTATCCCACCGTCTAGTCCAAAATAACAAGCATAATCACCTCCAACGTGGAAGGACATAAAGGCATCATTGCCAGAACCATTTGAATAACATTGGAGAGACGACTGATTACTAGAACCGGTAGCCATATTGGTGTTAGAGTAAAACTGTATAATATTTGAATATGTAGATACAGTATCACTAGCATCAGACCTTAAGAAACTTCCAGGGCTAATTCCACCAAGAGTAGTTGCGTCAGTCGTTGTTAGTCCACCAGCTCCTTGAGTACCTGTAGTTCCTTGAGAACCTGTGGGACCTGTTGTTCCTGTAGTTCCTTGAGAACCAGTGGGTCCTGTGGGACCAGTAGTTCCCGTAGTACCTTGAGAGCCTGTGGGACCAGTGCCACCAGTGGGACCTGTTGTTCCTGTAGTTCCTTGAGTACCTGTTGTTCCTTGAGAACCTGTGGGACCTGTGGGCCCAGTGCCACCTGTTGTTCCTGTAGTTCCTTGAGTACCTGTTGTTCCTTGAGAACCTGTGGGACCTGTGGGCCCAGTGCCACCTGTTGATCCTGTAGTTCCTTGCCTACCTTGTGTTCCTTGAGGTCCTGTTGGACCAGTGCCACCTGTTGATCCTGTAGTTCCTTGAGGACCAGTAGGACCTGTTGTTCCTGTAGTTCCTTGAGAACCTGTGGGCCCAGTGTCACCTGTAGTTCCTGTAGTACCTTGAGTACCTGTTGTTCCTTGAGAACCTGTGGGACCTGTGGGCCCAGTGCCACCTGTAGTTCCTGTAGTACCTTGAGTACCTGTTGTTCCTTGAGAACCAGTGCCACCTGTAGTTCCTGTAGTACCTTGAGTACCTGTTGTTCCTTGGATACCTTGTGTTCCTTGGATACCTTGAATACCCTGAGTTCCTTGGATACCTTGTGTTCCTGTAATTCCTTGAATACCCTGAGTTCCTGTAATTCCTTGAATACCTTGATCACCCTTATCACCAGTTCTGGCAAATGTTATAATTACATCTTCACTATCCGAAAAAGAAGTAACTCCAGAAAGATGGCTACAAGAAATTTTAAAATATCCGGTGGATTCTATACTTGATCCATCAATTGTAAATATTGCAAAGTCATCAGAATTTGTCCTATTAGATACTCTAAAATGACCTTTGATTGTAGATGTAGAGTCATCAATAACTCTTAAAAATGATTGAATATCTGTAGAGTTATCATCGGTATCATCAATATAAATTTGTGTTGCAGAACCTAGATTCAAATTATTAAATTTTACAACTCCCGTACCAGGATCACTATCATCTGTGTTTGTGGAAAAGGTGTAATCAAATGTTGCACCACCAAAGTTACCATCAACACCCACAGTTCCCTGAATTCCGGTTAAGCCTTGAGTACCTTGAATTCCTTGAACACCTTGAATCCCTAAAGTTCCCTGTATTCCTTGAATACCCTGGATACCTTGAGTGCCTTGGATACCTTGTATTCCCTGAGTACCTTGAATACCTTGTGTTCCTTGAGTACCTTGGATACCTTGTGTTCCTTGGATACCTTGTGTTCCTTGGATACCTTGAATACCTTGTATTCCTTGAGTACCTTGGATACCTTGTGTTCCTTGGATACCTTGTGTTCCTTGGATACCTTGAATACCCTGGAGGCCTTGTACTCCTTGGATACCTTGTGTTCCTTGAGTGCCTTGAATACCCTGAGTACCTTGGATACCTTGTGTTCCTTGGATACCTTGTGTTCCTTGGATACCTTGAATACCCTGGAGGCCTTGTACTCCTTGGATACCTTGTGTTCCTTGAGTGCCTTGAATACCCTGAGTACCTTGAATACCCTGAGTACCTTGGATACCTTGAGTGCCTTGGATACCTTGTATTCCTTGAATACCCTGAGTACCTTGGATACCTTGAGTGCCTTGGATACCTTGTATTCCTTGGATACCCTGAGTACCTTGGATACCTTGAATACCTTGTGCACCAGTTGATCCAATACCACCTTGGATACCTTGTATTCCTTGAATCCCTAAAGTTCCCTGTATTCCCTGAGTACCTTGGATACCTTGTGTTCCTTGGATACCTTGTGTTCCTTGGATACCTTGAATACCTTGAGAGGCTTGAGTTCCTTGAGTACCTTGAAGACCTATCAATCCTGTAGTGCCTTGAGGACCTACAATTTTTCCTACATCAGACCATGTAGAACCTCCAAACGTCCAAAGACGACCAGTATCATCTGCAATAACACCATCACCAACCGAAGGAGGATACCAAGACTCACTAGTATCATCTGAAGTTAATGTTGTAGCACCGGTGCCTTGAGTATTTGATGAGATATTTCCAACAATAGTAACCGAACTTCCATCTTGCCCTACAGTACCCTGAATTCCCAAATCACCTTGTATTCCTTGAATACCTTGTATTCCTTGTACACCTTGTACAGATGCATCTGCTAATGTAAGTTTTCCAGTAACACCTTGATCTACATCATAAGCAATGATGAAATCACTAGTACTTGGTGATGAAATTACTGATAAATCATTAATATTAACATCACTTGAAATTCCAGCGGTAGAAGCATATCCTATCTCACCAACCCATGAATGATCCCCATCAGAATTTGATGAGAGTACATATCCATCATTTGAAGGATTACCGAGATTATAGTTTCCTACTAGTTTTTTCATTTTTTAACTATTAGCAGTTTCTAAGATACTTAATATTAGTTTCAATGTATTGTCAGCACTTCCTTGAATTTTTACAATATCACCAGTTTCTAAAACCAGTTTTCCTTGAAGTGGAATGTAAGCATCATTAATAGGAACTGTGCCGTCCTTTATAATTTCAGTTTGAGTTGAATTTCTATAATGTGAAATTGTAAATGTAGCACTTGAAGAACCTACATTAGTTATATGAGAATATAGAATAATAGAAGTATAACCAACCGGAGCTGTATAAACAGTTTGTTCAGAAGTTGTTACTTCAAGAGTTTTTGTCTTAAAACTATTAAGTGCTAATTGTGCCATCTTAACCCAGTGCTAAAATAAATGGTGTCATTTGATTGAATAAACTTCTACTGAATGCTCTTCCAGAAATAGTTCCAGTGTTTTGGTTAATTGTGATATCATTACCAATCTTAAAGTTTCCAGCTTGATCAGTACTTGTGAAAACTACCTTACCTCCATTTCGTGTAATAATTTCATTTTCCTGAACCGGAACTCCTCCTCTTAAAGGTGTTGCTGTTGTAATATCATTACCAGAACCAACATATTCAAAAGTGTGAGAACTAGCTGATATTCTACTAACCTGATAGAAATATGCAGTTGAACTTACACCAACAGTATTATTCAAATTTTCATCAAGTGTTACTGTAGTAATTCCAGATGAAATTGGTGTTGAACTATTTATTGTATAGTAGATGGGAGAAATGTTTGCCGTTGCTGTAGCAGTTACTCCGGAATCGGGTGCAGAGATAGTAACAGATGGTGCAGATGTATATTGATTTCCAGAACTAATAATAGTAATTTCACTTACTGTTCCACCATTTAAAGTTGCAAAAGCTGTAGCTGTAATTCCATTTGGCCCAGTTGGTGCTGTAATTGAAACTGTAGGTGCTGATGTATAACCACTACCACCGTTTGTAATGGTGATTGTTTCCACTGTGTAATAAAGAGTATCAAAATAAACAACCTGGCCTTCATATGGTCTTGTAGTTGTAGTGATACCAATAGATACAGTATCAGTGCTTACAGAAGCTTCTGTATTTACAGTCCCTGTAAATTGAAGATCACTTACACCATCTGCAACTAATCCATATGTTCCAAAGTCAGTATTACTATTAGTAAGAGAACATTGACCACCTTTATGGACTGTAATTCCTTCATTACAACAAACAGTAAATACACTAACTAATTGAGCATATCCATTATTAGTAACTGCAATACCAACTCCACCCTGATTATATTGTGTGTAACTATCAACAACCATTGATTTAAGAGACTCTGCACGATCTCCATCAATTCTCATTCCAGTTCCAGTTGTTGTATTACTAGTGCAATTTTGAACATAAGGACTTTCCCATTTCCCTCCTCCAGTGTTTGGTGCTCCTTCTGGTGGAAATGCAACGGCAGCTGCTGGGGCAGTATGTCCGGTAAAGGTCATATTAGCCAGATAAGTTCCCTTATTTACATGAAAAATATCTTGAGTTGAATTGTTTGGAATAACAGTTACTGTCTTTAAGTTATCTCCTACAATGGAGACAAAATCTGGAACTTCAATTGGGTTATTCTCGTTATATGTACCAGAAAGAACTTTAATAGTTGTTCCAGTTTGAGCGATACTGACTGCAGCACCGATTGTAAGTTTTGCATTATCAATTGAAGTTCCATTATTACTATCAACACCATCTTTTGCAACATATAAAATATTTGGTGCGGAGTTAATACCAGTAGCTGAAGAATTGATAGTAACATTTTCACCAAGAACAATCTGTGAGTTACTAATGGTAACAATACCAACAGAAACGACATTATTGTCACCATCAATAGTGACAGAAGAACGACCAATTGTAAGAATTCCTGTGATTCTAGCATTTCCATCAACAAAAAGTGCTGTAGAACCAGTTCCAATTGTGACAGTTCCAATACCATTTGAAGCACCAAGAGTTGTAATTCCAGAAACAAAAAGATTTCTGTTGACTATAACATCTTGTTGAGCAGTAATAATTCCAATAGAATCAATATTAGTTACATCTTCATAAGTAAGAGTTCCACCAATGGTAACATTACCATTGATATTAATATTTCCATTTCCTGTAATGTCATTTCCATTCAGGTCTAAACTACCACCTAATTGTGGAGTCTGATCACTAATAACATCAGATCCTCCTCCACTACCTAAAGCAGTACTAGCAATGCCAACCCATCTGGAGTTAGTTTGATCGTATATTAAAAGTTTTCCATCCCCAGTTGTTTGATCAAAACTTACATCATCCAAGTCCTTTACAGAACCAGCTCCACCACCACCAATAGTAGAAAGTTGAACTTGAATTCTATTTAAGAAAAGTCTGTAGTGTTTTTCTAAATCACTGAATGTTGCAAATCTTTCTCCAGTAGGAGTCAGTGGATCTTTTTTATCACCAACTTTTTGTTCAACTTCTGGTGGTTCATTGAGTAAATAATTTTCTTTCAGTTCCTCCTGTGATTCTTTTATTTGATCAACAATATCATAAAGTTCCTTTTTTAGTGTCTTGAAATCTGTCTTCAAAAAAGAAACTTTATTCTCTACGAGTTTTTCTACAGATTTTATTTCTTTTCCAACTTTTTTCAGATCTTCATCATAATACTTAACTTCAGGCAGATTTGTAATTTCTTCCTTCAGATCATTAAAATATTTGAGAAGAAGTTCATCAGTTTTTATACTTTCTTGACTATACTTCTCAAGTTGTTCTTGAACTGATTGTTTAAGCTTACTGTATTCACTACTAATTTGTTTCTTTAACTTTCTGTCATCATCTTTAAATTCATTATGGTATTCCCAAATTTTCTGTGAAGAATTTTTAAACTCTTCCCAGATTTTAGATTTCTCTTCTTCTAATTTATCACTTAGAGTTTTAATATCAACTTTATTTTCAAAGTTTTTTACGTCAAGTTTTTCTATTAGAGTATCAATATTAAAATTTAGTTTCTCCTTAAGAGTCCCAATTCTATCACCAATATTGGTAAAATTTTCATCAACAACATCAAAAGCTTCCTTTACCCAATTCAGATTGGGTATTTCCGATCTAACTTTATCAATATCTTCTTCATAATACCTAACTTCTGGAAGGTTTGATATTGATTCGTCAATATAATCTCTTACTTCTCCAATTTTGTTAGATACTTCTTCTAACTCATCTTCATAATATCTAACTTCAGGAACAACTGGAATTGATTCTCTTACTTGGCAAATGGAATCATGAACTCTTTCCAGTTCTTCATCATAATATTTTATTTCTGGTATATTTGGTATATCTTTTCTTACTTCTTCAATTAAAGAAACAATCTCTGTTAAATCTTCAAAGCTGACTGATTTTTCTTCTTCTACTTTGTCTTCTTTTACTTCTTGGATTGTTTCTGTCAAAAAATCTTGAACTGAAGGTAGTTCATTATTCTCAACAATTTCTTGAATTGATGGATACTCTTCTTCGATTATTTCTTCTTCTACAATTTCCTCTTCAACTAAATCTTGGATAGAGGGAAGTTCTTTCTTTTCAATAAAATCTTCAAGGGAAGGGAGATTATCTTTACTGATAAAATCATTTAACGAAGGCAGATTTTCACTATTGTCTTTTGACATTTGTTTATTAGTAATTTGATACTTTGGGATTTCTCTCCCTTCCCCTATTTATCTTTATCAAGTATCAAAGAAGAACATTTGCCATAATCTACAATTTTCTTTCACAGTTCCAAAATATTCAGAAGCTGAATGAATTGCACTAGCGTCAAAAAGAACAAGACGATTATAGACATTTCCAAGAACATCTACAGGTTCAAAAGGAGTTCCATCAAGATGACAATCACCTGGATTTGTTTCTGGATTCCAAGAAATATCCCAACCAGGTTCATAGTAAGTTCTAGCTCTACTTTGTTTATGAGCATACAATGTAGTTCCACATTGGAATGGTGCATTAGGAGTGAGATATAACATTCCACCCCATTGTTGACTATCACAATGCCAAACACGAGGTTGTCCAGACCAACAATATTGGAATCTACCATTCATTCCATGTTCTTCCCACTTTGTAATCTTTTTACCCATAATCTCCTCAAATCTTTCTTTGAGGCCAGGAAATAAGAATTGTTTGTGAGTTCTATTTCCAATATAACCCCTACCTAATCCACCGATATCAAAATCTTGATCTAATGCAAACTTTCTGATTTCATCAGGATTTTCGTAGAAATTATCAACAATCCAAGAAGTTGGATTGGGTTTTGAACTGAATGAAGAAAACACCATAGGTTTTTCTTCTACAACTGTTTCATTATCTCCATAGTTTTCTATAAAGATATAATCGGAAATATAAATTCTTCGAATGGTGTCAATTTGATTTTCTGTCAAATCATCCTTTCCAAATTTCTTCTTCGAACAATTGACAATTTCATCAACACCAAATCTTTGATTAATATCCTTCTTAAAAATCACTTCAAATGAATCATAATTTCTTTGATCAATAAAGTGAGTTTGTGGATACCAATGATGAACTTGTTGATCACTAGTGATTTTATCCAGATTTTGAATTACTGCCTTAATAATTTCATCTTTCGTAGATTTTTCAATGTCCAAATCAAGTGATTCAAGAATGTCTTGACCCCAAAGATTGTGATAATTTGGAATGACAAAGTAATCATTCATCAAAGAAATGAATCTATCAATTGGATCATCAAGAACAACTATTGGTCTTACTTTTGGTCTATCTTCAACTACCTGACATTTCTCAAAATGACCCTTAATTGATGCAGACCCATTCTTCGGAATCTCAAACCAATAATCATTTTTATCATTGTTCAAAGAATATAATCTTGGAAATGGTGATTCAATACACCATTCACATTTACACTCTTTGAACAAATTATACTTTTTTACAGTCTCTTCCTCCTCTGAAATGAAAGTAAAATCAGTACAAAGTTGTGTATGAGGTTGAACAGATTTCATCTTTTCAATCAATTCTTCTGAAACTAAATCAGGATGTACCCACCAATCTTCAAAATTACTTACACCATCTGGTGAAACATCATTAATAACTAAAAGATATCCCTTATCTTCTAAAAACTTTCTGGATTTTTCACGATATGATTTTGAAACATCGACATAGTAGTCATGTTCATATGTAATGACCGCAAACTTATACTTATCGAAAGGAATTTTTAACATACATTCATAAGTATGTTTTGCTGGTTCAATATCTAACTGAAGATAGTCAATAATATTAGACTGAAAATTATTTTGAATAAATTCATCATAATCAAGATCTAGAGCGTCTTGTTGATAAATTGGATTTTTTCTATTATCCCTGTAGTTTCTAATAAATTTCTCATCATATTCAAGGGAAACACCTGTCCAACCATAATCTCTTTCAAGAAGTGCTGTATTATTTCCTTTAAACGGATCTGCTCCACCAATTTCAAGATAAGTTCCATTTCTTTTTCCATTCAAAACGGAGAGGATAAACATATCTTGATAGACTTGAGAGAAATTTCTCTCGATATTTTCAGAACCTTTGAACTTAAACTTAAGTTTTTTATGATCTTCCTTATTGTAAGTGAAGAAAGCTTGTGATTCTGGACCAGAACCAAGACTTGTGATATTAACCTCTACCAAGTCTTTATGATAATTATCCATCACATCCCAATAATTATCTACGAGGTGATGGAAAAGTTCCCTACTTTCCATGTTTTTACCCCAGTTCCAACTCACAACAGCTTTGTTGAAAATAAGACCCCATAATCCATGGAATTCAGGAATTCCAATATCTTCAACTTCTTCTTTATAACAATTAATCCCAAGATTTGCATATGTATATGCATTTACCCACTCTTTTCTCTGTTCATACAAACTAGAAAGTAAAAAATAAGCCTCAGGTCTGTTGGGAAGAAGATTTAGAGCGTTTTCAAGTAAAATCTTTTCAGTATGATCTCTAGATGATTGTTTTCTATAACAAATAGATGCTCGAATCAAAGATTTATATGCACTGATATCATTTTCAGATCTCTCGGCACATCTTTGGTAATATGTGTGACCAGCTGCATTATGTCCTTGATTTTCATACCAACTAGCCAAAGCATAATTCTTTTCTGGACTTTCAGTATCAAAACAAAAGTCAAGTAATTCCTTATTCATTGATAAAATCCTCCACTACTTTCTTAGAAACTTTTAAAATATATGCCGCATTATCTTGACCACCAAATGTGATCAAAAAATCTTCACCAAAAGAATACATTCCACAACAAAATTCAATTTTCATATTCATGAAAGAGAATAATTTTGAAACTTTTCTGTTTACAAAATTCTTATCCCAAAAGACAAATCTATGTCTATATGTTGCATCTTTCATTCCTCTTTCAGAAGAATACATATCTGTTTCGTGAATGATGGTAAGATAACCACCATTAAATTTTATAACCTGAGAACCTCCTCTCATGTGACCACTGATTTGATCATCATATCCATTGGTTTCGAAAACTTCCGTTTCTTTACCCTCTTCAAATTTCATCAATGCTGTCGGATTTGTCCATTTCAATAGATGAAAAGGTTTGTCCTCAATTGGAGTACAGTTTTTCATACAGTACTCATTGTCGGGATATACTCCTGGAATTCTATATCTTGATACTTCCTTTACATTTCTATCCTCAATTTTCAACTCAGAAATTTCCATTCTTCCAGTACCAATATTATCAAGATCTCTCCTGACACCGATACCATACAATTTACCACCCCAATCCACTAATCTGACATCTTCAAGACCGACAAAATCCCATTGGGGTTGATAAGTATCAAACTCCGACGTATCTACCTTAGAATACCAAATAATATCCAAATCATCATTCAATTCGGCAACATAGTTCCAAGTTCTGAGATGATTATCTTGTTCTGGATGAATATATGAGAGTGGACCCCACATATGTTCAAATCTGTTCAATTCTGCATGATACAGTGTGTAATTTACATTTCTTATATTTACCAGTATCTTACCATTTCTTACAATAACTGACGGGTTTGTAAGAGCTGGTCCTGAAAGGTCTTCTGAGTTAGTTAAAAGAGGTTTTATAACACCACCATTAGCTAACGCTAATTGAGTAAAAGTCATAATAATTTATCACTCTCGGAGATAATCTATATAAGTATATATCTTTAATAATAAGGTGTCAAAATGAAAGGTGAATGGTGCTACTTCAAATCGTATTTTTCTCCAGAGTATTGTGATAAACTCATTAGTCAAGCTAAAAAACTGAAATTTCAAGATGCCTTTCTGGGAGTTTATGGTGAATCAGAAGTTCCAAATTATAGAAGATCTAACATTGCCTGGATGTATCCTAACGAATTTCCAGATTTCTATACAAATTTGTGGAAAATGGCAGATCAAGCGAATGAAGAATGGTTTGGATTTGATATTGATGGTCTAGAACATGTTCAGTTTGCAGAATATAATTTAGAAAATAGAGGAGAATATAAAAAGCATCATGATGTTTTTTGGATCAACAATGGCCCAAAGCATAGAAAACTAACAGCAGTTATTCAATTAACTGATAATGAGTATTATGATGGTTGTGATTTAAAATTATATGAATGTAATAGTCATCCAAATAGGGAAGAAATTAGACAACAAGGAACTGTCATATTCTTCCCATCCTGGTTATATCATTCGGTAGAACCAATTATTAGTGGAACTCGATATAGTGCTGTTGCTTGGTTTGAAGGTCCTAAATGGAAATAATCAGGTACTTGCAACTCCAACATTTTCATTTGGATCTGTGAAACTAATAGCACCTACTGCAATTTTATTATTAACTCCACGAAGTTGACCTTCTAGAATTTCTTGGAAATAGGTTTCATCAATATTTCCATTTTCCAAATGTGGAATATTGATAGTTCTTTTATGAATATTACCTTCTGAATTTTCATAAGTTACTTCAACTGAAGTATCTTCGGAAGTGTATTCTGCAACAGTGTATGTAGAAATCATGATTGGAAGTTTTTTTTATTTAGTTTCCACGATCATAAGCATAGTGTGCCCTATACCCATCTTGTAAAACATAGTGGAAAAAGATTTGGTGATAGTATAAAGTTCTATCCACAATATCACCAGGCATTGATTCACGCCAGTGAGGACGTTCACAACCTTTATAGATCATTCCATCTCCAGGTTTAAGAATTACTTTCTTATTTTTACCCTTTTTGATAACCTTAGTTTTCTTTTTTGGATCGTCATAAACATCAGGTGTCTTGATCCAAATAGGCCAAGATTCTTTGATATTGGAACCAATATGAACGGTCACTGAGATTTCACAAGCAGGTCTATCTGCATGATTTGATAATGCTTGTCCTGGATTATAGAACCTATCATAATAATAAGTATTGTAAAGTTTCCTACCGATTGCCTCCTCAAGTCTCAATCTTACTTGAGAGTGAAAGTACTTGTATGGAGGATAGTAATATCTAGAGGTAGATCCCTCTACTTGATTTTCTAATGGAGCATGATTGAACTTATCAAGACTTCCATAATAATTATATTGACCTTTTTCTTTTGGAGGATCACATTTCAAATCCTTTGGATTACAAAGTTTTTTGATAACTAGATATCCGTCTCTGTCAAATTGTTCGTGACCCGTAATTGATGTATAGGAGTTGATAAATTCTTGTAGATCAATATCCTTCTGTGTCATTCCTTCTGCCATAATTACCTCATTTCCAACGATTTCCCACAACCCAACCAACAATACTCTTACGAACACCCTGAGTTACTTTTTGAACTCTGTGTTGAGTTCGTGAATCAAAAAGAGTAATCAAACCTCTATGTCTTGGTGCAATATAGGGTTTTCCAGTTTCATCAAGTAGTTGAAGATTACCTCCACGATAATCTTCTGGATCGGAGAGTAGTAAACTGAAAGAAAGTTTCCTTACTCTTTCACAGTTCTCATTGATAAAGTCCTGAGCGATTTGTTCTCCAGTTCCACGATTTCCAGTTCTTACTGGTTTATAATGAGTTGCTAAACCAGAATCATTATGCCAACCATAATATTCACCTTCACCATAAACGGTATATTGTAGTGATTCCCCATCAATATTTTCTAGGTCGTAAAGGAAGTTTTCACGGTTTGCTCTTTGTACATAATGCCAAACAAACCCAGCAACCCAATGTGATGTTGGAATCCAAGAATTTCTAGCATTTCGTTTTTCACGATCAACAGTTCCATAATCACCACCTCCTACCTTTGAATCTTCAAGAAGTGGATCAAATTTTTCCTTCAAATCTTCTTCAATAGTATCTACGATATTGTTTGGAATATCTGTAAAATACCAAATTGATTGATAAGCCATTCAAAAACCCATTCATTTTTTTCAACAAAATTATTTATTCACTCTCCTCATAATCAATTTCCACCTTTGTTCTATCATGAACAAAAACACCACCTGGTGGAAGTTTTACAAACTGATGGTCTTCAAAATATATGACTTTAGGGCCCCTTACAAATACTATATTTTCATCACTTGGACTGAAATTGTATATCAAAATTAATCTTTTGAAAATTTCTTCTGCCTGAACTTCATTATCCCATTCAGGATCAAACATATTCCACCCAATCAAAAAGTGGTTTTCACTGAAAAAATTCAAACTTTTTTCAGTAACAAGTTTGTATGGTTCTGGTTTATAACTCAGATAACATTTAAGTATATTATGAAGTTCCATAGGGCAACTATATGGACACCCTTTGATAATTCTATCCAAAATAAAATCTTGTATCATAATATAATCACCACTTTAAGTTTCTTCCGATTGAGATAGTTGAGTCAGTATCCAACCAGTCGTATTATCTTGTTGATATACAGTTTCATCCCAGTAATAAAAGTAACCAGAATCCTCCTGTTCTTGAGTCAATTCTGGTTGTGCAATAGGTGCTTCCCAATCAGCAGTTGTTGAGTTTAATGTCCAAGAATTATATGGTTTTGGGGGAACAAAGGCATCTAGAGTTTCATCATATGTATTACCAATTCCAGCATAACGAAATCTAGAATTACCGTTATATGATGTTTGCTTCCAGTTGGTATCATTCCCAAAAAGACCTTTTAGGAATGAAATTCCAATTTGTTCCACCTCTTCTCCATCACTATTTGAGGTATCATTATTGTCTACAACAATGACTCTTAGAACTTCATTATTTTCATTCAATTCAGCAAAATGTGCCATAAGTATCAAGTGAAATAATTTTTTTTATTTATATCCATCATGTCATACTGCTCGTCTCAATATAACGATTCCAGATCCACCTGATGCACCATTAGTCAAATTACTAGCACCTCCACCACCGCCAGTATTTGCATCCCCACTACCACCGCTGTTCGGTGTACCCACACCACCAGGAGATGCTGAAGGAGGATCAGAACCTGCCCCTCCACCACCAGCACCCCCGGGCCCGCCAGAACCCGGACTGTAAGGCCCTGCGGCAGCACCACCACCACCACCAGCAAACCATCTGCCAGGTGTTGGTCCTGGTGTTCCATATGATGGTGGAATAGTCCAACCAGGTGCTACAGCTCCTACACCACCGGTTCCACCAGTAGTGGCAGAACCATTAGCCCCAGTTCCACCAGCACCACCACCACCACCACCTCTAAATCTGCCATCGGGGTAAACTTCATAACCTAAACTGGCAGGATTTCCTTGTGGAGGACTAACTGGAGGATCATTACCCAATCCTCGTTTTGAAGGTGCAGTAGGTGAAGGAGAATGATTAGAACCTCCACCACTACCACCAGGACTACCTCCAGTTGGTGGATTAACATATGGAGGAGAAGATCCATGACCTTGACCACCTCCACCTCCGGCAGATGTATTTCCCGAAAATGAACTTGACGAACCAGGAGTTCCACCACAAGTTGGAGTTGGATTGGGAACACCACCAGCACCACCAGCACCGACAGTCACGGGAGTAGAACTTGGTGAATTTACAACGACGGGTACTATTCTATAACCTCCTGCTCCACCACCACCAGCAGCCCTTGTATCTTTGTTGCCCGGATCCAAAAAGGAATTAGTTCCTCCACCACCTCCACCAGCGATTATAAGGCATTCAAATGTCACAGGTGCACTTGTAACAGTTATAGTGCCTGTGGATGTGAAAATGTGATATTTGTACCCATCACCAGGAGTGAATTCAGTACCTCCACTCGAATTTCCTGTAGGTGAAGGACTGGGAGTACCACCTGTGTTGGAGTATCGAAAAATAAAAAATCCAGAACCACCATTTCCGCCACTACCATTTCTAGTTCCGGCGCCTCCACCGCCACCACCAGAATTTGTTGCTGCATTGGCACCAGATGAGCCAGCAGATCCCCCACCACCTACAGGACTTGCATTTCCTCCATCAGCACCACCACCACCACCAGAATATCCTCCTGGTCTTATTGAAGGTATGGGAGTGAAGGTGGATGGAGCGACAAGACCTGCTCCACCGTTTCCTGCCGAAGCTGGTGGTGGTGGACCGGGGTTGCCGCCGAATGCTGCTCCGCCACCACCACCAGCTTCATCGGGTTGATAATCACCACCAGGATTTCCCTGAGGTCCTCCAGTTCCACCGGGTTGTGGGACAGGGAACGAGGGGCCCTGTCCACCGCCACCACCAGAACCTAATGGAGCTGGATCACCATACTGAATTGTACTACTTGGTGGAGGAAAATATTGTGGGTTTCCAGCACCACCACCGCCACCATATCCAGCAGTGATTGAAAACGCGGGAACAGTAGTATCGGATCCAGGGCTTCCTTTGTTAACGGAGTTATAAGAAGGATTTGTACCACCGGCACCACCTCCACCAATAGTTACTGTAGTACTAACTGGTCCTGTGATGGGAGTGGATCCTGTTAAAAAACCACCAGCTCCTCCTCCACCACCATCTCTTGGATCATAACCTGCAGAACCACCGCCAGCACCACCGCCAATTGCCATATACTCAATAGTTCCACTAGCACAATCACCAGTAAGAGGACCTGTAGATGTAAAAACATGATATTTGTATCCATCTCCAGGAGTAAACTCTGTACCACCTGTAAGATTCAACTCTTTTGCCGTACCCCTCAAGTCATCCATACTAATGGTTCCCGTAGGAATACTAGCAAGTGCCCTTACATCAGCATCATTGAGTGTAATTGTAGTGGTAGATGGATTACAAAGCTCAGTATTTACCTGAGACATTGAAATTGTTCCAGTAGGTAATACCATTTATTTACACCTCCCAAGGAAAATTTCCACTGACTACTTTAACTTCATTGTTTTTACATGTTTGCATATTTTCTAAAATAGAATTATTCACTTGATTTTGATCTGTGACTAACTCTATCCAGTCAATTATATCTTTTTTTGTGAGTTCTTTATATTGAATAAATGTTGTATTGTTATCTACCTGATCAATATTGAACTGAGTAAAGATTTTATAAGATCCCTTATATCCTTCTTCATCGTAACCTATTTTTTCCCAAACCACTCCAACAACTACATCATGAATTTTATTGATAGTTTTTTTCGTCAAAGATATAATTTTCCAATCGTATACTATCATGATTTTTCTGAAGAGTTATTATCAATGCCATTAATTTCTTCAAGTCTATTTATACGTTTTTGTTGTTCTTTAATGGCCTCAATCAGTAGAGCAGTTATGTTACCGTAAGCGACTGACTTGGTATCATTATCAATATTATGAATAACGACTTCTGGAAAAACCTTTTCAAGTTCCTGTGCAATAACACCAGCATAACGAATATTCTTTTCATCATCGGTTCTGGCAAAAGTAATACCACGAATAGACATCACTTTACCAAGAGCACCTTCAATAAGTCTAATATCCTTTTTCAATCTCCCATCAGAATATGCAGTAACATTACCA